CAGCAAGCTGCTGACCTAAGTTGCGTTCTCGTTCAGACTGCATGATCGCTTCACGATAACCACCAAGACCACCCGCTTGTGCTGCTGTTTGTGATATATCGGCCCCTTGGATGTCAGACTGACGCTGAGCTTCTCGTTTTTCTATGTCCGTCACCAACTGCTGGTACGGGTTCATGTAAGATTCTAGTGTTGCGGGATCAGCTATGGTGCCTGCTTGGAATCCTGAGCCAAGATCCATTTCGCCAGTGTACTGAGATGCTATGTCTTGAGCCTGATAACCTTGACCCAGATCTCCTGCTCGATAACCAGGATCAAACGTGCCTGCTTGATAGCCACTTTCTAGCGGCCCCATATCAAAACCTGACTGACGCTCTCTGGCCTGATAACCAGGGTCAAAGGTTCCGGCCTGATATCCAACACCACGCTGACCAGCATTATACCCTTGGCCTAAGAAGTCGGCCTGATAACCACTGCCAATATCACCCGCCTGATATCCTGAGTACTGCATCGGAGGTCTAAACCCCCTAGCGATATCCATACCCATACCGACATCTTGAAAGCCCACATTAGCGGCAATGTTCGATGCGTCAGTGATCTGTTGTGGAGTGCCTGCCTGAGCCATCTCAGCCATGCCTTGCATGCCGTACTGCTCAAAGGGATCGAACTCAGCAATACGTTGACCAGGAAACGCCTCATAAGGGCGAGTTGATTCGTATACGGTTCTACCTAGCAGTTCCTGAAAAAATGGTTCTGCATACTCAGGAAGATTTGTTTGTGTTACTACGCTCTCTTGAACGCCGCCTCCGCTACTACCCTTACCCATTATCAAAGCTCCTTTCGTAAACCACATACGATCTAGAAAACCCGTCCTGCTCAAGCCACTTCCAGAATCCCATTCGGGCTGTAGCTTCTATACCTGAGCAACCGTTATCTTTACCCCAATCCTTGAATCTTTCCAGCATATCCCAGACCCAATCATTGAAGTTGTCACCACCTAAAAACTGCACAACAACCATTCGCTTCTCTGGATACTGAATGATCTCAGTGGTGCCAACGCCATCTATGTTGTGAGCTTCGTCAAATGCAACCCACAACTGCTGGTTACCGTTCAGAATCGACGCATACAAGAACTCCATGTTCCATCGGCCTTGAGACCTCTTCACTGCTCTAGCCAACTGATCCCTGACATCAGGCCAAAGGCTGTTCAGGTAGTTGGTAGGCACCATTGTGATGGTGTGAGTTATCTCTCTAGGCAAGTCTTTCCGAGAAACCTTTGGCTCTCTAGAAATGTCTTCTATTCTGCTTGCGTCAAACTCTAGTAGGCTGCTCATGCTGGTAATGCACCTCCGGCCTTAGCGCCCAACGGCGCAGGTTGTTGCATGGTTCCTGTTCGATCTTGGCGAACACGATCCATCATGCCCTCTAACTCTTGAACACCAGAGTTTGTATCGCCATCACCTATACCAGAAACGACATCAGCAGGGACAATGAACTCACCAGGAGACACCGCTACGGGTTGTTGATCACCGATCATGCCTAGCACTTGATCATCCATACCTTTGCCTTCGCCTTGGATGACACCCTCTTTCTGTGAGTTTGGCACAACAGACTCAAGCACCTGAGACCTAAGCATCTGGAATGCCTCAGAACCAAACTCATCAATGAATCGGTTGATCACAATCTCTGCTTGTTCTTCAGGCAATCTGCCAAGTAGCGCCATAGATACTTGCTCAATGAGCATCATCGCAGCCGACTGATCCATCTGACCAGTGGTGTCACCACCTTCCTGCATGCCATACCTAGAACCATACGTCTGAGCCATAACTTCATCGAAGTAATCTTGACCGCCTCTGCCTTCTTCTTCGTATTTATCCACAACCTTTTGCGCGGCTTTACGCTTTCTTGTTGAACCAGACTTTCTATCAAGTATTTCTTGAGCAGCTTGTACGTTCGCAGGAAGAGACCTAGCGCCAGCCATACCGCCACCCTTACCAACAGCGCCAATCCCCTGATACAAGGCTGGATCTATAGGCATTCCAGCACTAGGCATACCTGCATTTGCCTTACCACCCGTAATCGCCTCTAAAGCAGCGGCTGACTCAGCCTCTGTTGGCTGTCTGAAGTAACTAATCTCAGGCTGAAAACCAGGTCTAGTGCCTACAAGCTCTTCTGGCTTGACAGTTTCTGTTGGTCTAATGTTTTCTTGTCGCCCTGCTGGTCTACCATAGCCGCCTGCAATACCAACATTGTTAAAGTTTATATTTCTAACTTCTCCCGGCCCACCTTCTCTCATCTGAATAGGTTGCCTGCCCATCATCTGTAGTTCTGCGTGACGGCGTTGGAAGTCATCTGGGTTTATAGAGGTGATACCACCTTGTGCGGCATATCTTGTGTCGTAACCAGTGCCGTATTCTTTTGAGTAATCAATACCATAAGAATCACCAACTCTTTGAATAGACGCATCGACAATGCCTTGAGCATCTCGAAGGTCTTGCTCCTTCTCTGCTGCTCGCTCACCGTACATACGATCCATTTTTTCCTGCTGCCTGAACGCAGCACGTTGGCCTTCGCCTACAGCTATAGGCACTGCTGCCATTGGATTCAACAGACCTTTAGCGGAAGCACCAAGACCGCCTTCTTTTATAACCTCAAGCGGAGTCATTTCTGCGGCTTGTTGAGCAACAGCATCAGCACCCAGCCTAGCTGTTTCTGCTTGTGCGACAAAAGGATTATTTGCTGCGGTCAAAGCGTCAGGAGAAGCGCCTTTGGCTATCTCTTGTGCCTTGGAAACATTAGCTAACTTATCAGCCTCAGTTGCTGCTTTTTCAAAACCCTCAAGTCCTTGCAGGCTTTTCGCCCCTGCTTCAAAAGCTTTGCCTAAACCAAAGCCAGTGAGTCCAGATATCAGACCCTCTTTAATGTCGCCAGTCACTGCCGTAGTAGCTAGACCAGAACCAATTGCGCTCGCGGCGGGAGCAGATAAACCTGCAAGCGTACCAGCAAGGCCGGTTCCAGCAGCAGCCCCTGCACCAACAGTGCCCAAGCCCAACGCGCCAGCGCCAGAAGCAAGCGCCCCTGTGATGGTGCTACCGAACATGCTACCCAGTAGTGGAGCAAGGAAAGGCAAGAAAGCCTCCGGCTGTCCTGTCATCGGGTTGGTTGTGAGTTGCCCTGTGGGCGACAGAGAGGCTATACCAGCCACCTCTATCGGGTTCATGTGAACCATCATGCTGTCGCCGTATCGGCCTTGCTGGGCCATCTGCTGCGCCATAGGCTGCATTGGGAACATGTTTGGATTGTTCATTAGCTGGTCTCCACTCCAAAGAGGTTAAAGCTTACATTGGCGGCACTGGCGTAAACCTTAACCACATCTGCTTGAGAAAGGCATATCCCGATCACAACCGTTCTAGAGGTGGTTGCTGCGAGAGCTTCATCGAAAAATATAAATTGCTTGTCATCTGCTGTCGCACCGCCCACATGGATGCTCACCCTGAACGTGATACCAGATCCGCTTCGGTTGCATATCACCAGTGAACTTACTGTGGTCTGGGCTAGATTGGGTGTCGTATACAGCGTGGTCGTTGTCGTTGCTGATACATCAACCTGACCAAGTACCTTGATAACGTCTGTCACGATGCACCCATCAACAAGAACTGGAACCTACGCATGGCAAGCGATCCCGTCTTGTCACCTTGAGTCTTGGCTTGAATCACATCGTTTTCGATTTGATCCATAGCTTGTTCGATTGTTCTGCGAGTGATTGCCTCATTACCGACATCGTATTCTGGGGCAGGCACCGGCAGTGGATTCTGTCTAGTCGCCATTACCGCCTACCGTCCTGTCTCATATCAAATCGTAAGTCACCTAGTCGCCACCCAAAGCCAGAACCTGTGCTTTCAACCCGAACAACGGCATGCCTAGCTCGAGTCCTTATGTTTGATTGCGTGGTGCTAGGTGTAACAGTCGCAGTAGCTTGTGTTGTCGGGGTCTCTAAGGGGAAGTTGCTGCCCTTAATGGTGAAGTCGATTGACGCATCTGCTGTAGTTCCGCTGAACTTGAAGTCAGGGATGATCCTGCTGATCATCATAAAGCGATCACCTTCAGCAATCTCAAGGTCGCCTGACTCCACAAACGCAGTCATGGCTGATCCGTCATCATCGAATCCAGTTTCTTGGTTGTACAGATAGTTAGCATCTGTCACCCCAGTATTAACAGATGACGCGATAGGGTTCGAGGCTTGCGAGTAACCCATCCATGCGCCTCGATCCAACGTCCCAACAGCCCAAAGATTCTCTGCGTAATTGTACGATACATAGTTCGTAATCTCTGTGTCGCCTGTGCCCACTGGGTAGAACCATATGACCTCTGAGAAGTCATTGTTCTCGGCAGCAAACACCTTGAACGCTTGGCCCTTGTTGAGATTAGAAAAGACATGCTCTTTCACGCTACACGGCAGTGGTTGGACTGATCCGTTGTAGACGTAGAAACCACCTGAATCCATAAAGTAGACCGAACCTCTAGCGTTTACCGCTGCGTTAGGTGAGATCATAGATATGTCAGTGCTTAGCGTTGCAAACTGGAATGTGAACGGGGCACCCACAAATCGCATTGAATGAAGGCTGACATCTGTAAACACAAGGATCTCTTGCCTTGTCTGAACAGCACCAACGATCTGGGAGCCTGAGTTTATTCGTACACCACCAGCAGTGTTTGTTGCTGTTGGCGTCCAGTCAGCAGCGTTCTCTTGATCTGAGAAGCGTATGAACAATGGATCAATGTTGGATGATCCAATCGGGTTCGTGCCAAACGCTATGACGTGTTGATCTATGTCAGAAACTAAGACCTGCAACGCAACAGTTGGCACATTAGATGCGCTGCCCAAAGCTGTAGCGTTGATCGCTCTAGCACCAGTACCAGAAGACTCGTCCCAGTAGAAGATGCCACCACCCCTGATGTTGAAAACCAAGTCCTCACCAAAGTTATCCTGACTGATTAAGCGCAACTGACCAGCAGCAGCAACACTGCTAGAGCTACCCCAAGTGCCAGAACCCCATGTGCCAGCACCCCAACCAGTGCCTTTAATAAACGTGTTCAGACCTGTATTGATCTGATACGCAGCCACTGTTGAGCTACCACCGTTGCCGCTGTCGCTTGCGTTGGCGGTTACAGTCGCGCCACTAGTATCTTTTGCCACGATGGTGAAGGTATTTGTCGTGGGCACAGAAGCAATTTGATACTCCTGATTCAAGACTGCTGCAATTATATTGCCGCCCAAAGATGCTGCATCAGAAAAGGTGACGAAATCATTGACCACTGCACCGTGTGCAGTCTCAGTGACGGTGATAGTTGAGGAACCATTAGTAGCTGCAAAGGTCGCGTCACCCGCGCTAGTGGTTAGCCTGATCGGTGTGACATCGTTGTATCCAGAGCCTTCTGCTACATAGAACTTTAGATTGGTGCCAATACCAATGTAGTTTATTGATTCTAGCGAAGACCAATGGTGAAGTGATCGGCACACACCAAGAAAGCTTTGATCAGAGTACTTAGTCCAACCGCCAATCTTTTCTACTCGGCCTTGCCTAAACCTGATCTTGTCAGAGTCAAACCAGCCAGCATCGGCTGTGTATTCGGTGCCTTCTTTGTTAACGCCTGGGGCGAACTGTACCTTCGCCAGCGTCATTTAGTATCGACCAATCAACGAAGCTAACCCTACAGGGCCACCCGTTGCCTTACCGACGTTCATCGTTGGCCTGACGTTTGGCCTGAAACCGGCTTGCTCCATCTGTATCTGACGCATAATTTGTTGTTGTACATCAGAAGGAGAGGTTGGAGCAGCGACAACCGGCGCAGGCATCTGCTCTACTCGTCTGGGTGAAGTAGCAACAGGAGGAGAACCCAAGCCTGTTCTCCCTCTAAGAGCTTGAAATCTAGGTGATTGAGTTATTTCTCCCATTAAGCTTTCTGGCCCTTGAGACTGCATCATCGGCCTTTCGGGCAAACCTTGAGTCAAGCTTGGCGGTGGGTTGTTGCCAAAAAACGGGGCGCTTTCCACAGCGTCCATAAATAAGTCGGATACTTGAACGTTAGGTGTAGGCGAAAGTGTAGGTCTTGGAGTTGGATAAAGATCAAGGTTTGGAGGTTGAGAAGGTGAAGGTGCTAACCTTGAAAACCCACCACCTGTCCTTGATGACAGTTCCTCTTGACGAATTCTTGCTTGTTCAGGCGTTAATCCCGATGGCAGTCCAGTGACCGTGCCATATGTGGGTGGCGGTAGAGACTTCCCAAGGGTGGGGTCTGGATTCCTGTTATATTCATCTACAACAGCTTGCGACTCTGGATTGAAAGTTTTTGCTCCACCTTTAGAGCCGCTCTTTCCTTTTGATGCGTTGCGACCAATCGATCCAAAATCGGGACGGCCCATAACCGCGCCATACGACTGCGGCCTAGCAGGAAATCCTGTAGCAGGATCGATCTGCCTTTGGCTTATTGCGGGCTGACTAGATAAGAAACTACCCAATCCCGTTGGGCCTTGCATCCCACCGTATCGGTTGTAGCTGGGCATTGGTCTAGGCATTGGTCTAGGCATTGGTCGTGGATATCTACTAGGCATACCTTTCCCATAGGTATAATCGCCTGCCACGATTCCTCTTGGGCCAGCAGAACCTAATGGATTGGGGCCATAACCGGGGCCACCAAGAGTGCCAAATCTACCACCCATAGTAGGCTGTCTAGGCCCAGTGAAAATGTTTGTGTAACTTCTTGGAGAAATCGGCTGACGATTACCAGACGGAAAAGGACGAGAGCTTCTATAGGCGTTGTCACTCATTGTCGGCTGGTTAGTGGGAACAACATTTCCCCCGCCTTTTGATCCACCTGTACTAGGGCCACCTCTAGCCATTATGCATACTCCCCAGATCTAATCATTTCGGTTACCCTCACAGCCCTCATGCCTACTTGTTTCGCCCATTTGCTGTCCATAAATTCATCAGCAGCTATATCAAACTGTTCGCGTGACATAGCCTCAAGAGCCTTTACAAAACCACGCAATCTGGTCAGACCAAGGTTAAAGCACATATCGATCATTGCATCTTGACGCGCTTCGTTGATGCCATTGAACCAAAAGTATGTGTCGGCAAGCTCGCTCTTTACTCGCGCTACGTCATTCGCCAACAAGTATTCGATCTCATCGTCAGATAGCCCAAGGCCAGACTCTGAGATATTTCTGCCGACACCTATGGTTTCATACCCAGCACTGCACATATAAACTTTAGACTTGACGCCTTCATGGCGTTTGATCATTTCAACAAGCTTACTCATTACCTCTCCCGTGCTACGGAATTAACCTTCTCGTAAGAGCGCATAGCGCCCAATCCGAGCATACCCATCATAACGGGCACAAGAAGCGTTGTATCTACTTCTGGCACATCTACCCAGATGCTAATTATGTTGGCAATGATGGTGTTATAGAGCAGGCCCAGCGCACAGATCCAACCGATGGCAGGTCGCCACCCGGCAACAAACAAGCTCTTGTGTGCCGCTTCCATCTTATTGATTTCAAGCTGGCCCTTGAGCGCCTCATGCGAGTGTCTTTCACTCATCGTCGCTATCTCATGGGCTAAGGCGTTCTTCTGATCCTTGTCTTCTATGAACTTGTCCAGCAGTCCAGTGACCGGCCCAACTAACGATGCAACAATACTCATTTTCCGTTCCCTCGATTCTGCCAAGCTGAAGCGCCATAGTAGGATGCGACGAGCGCGGCAGTGCTCACATAGTATGTGGGAGCCATATTACCTAGCAGATTTGCTGCTTGCTCCAAACCTATCCAACTGCTGATAACAACCAACGAAGGGTAAAGTAGCATCCCCAGCAAAGCGAACCACGCCATTGCTCTTTGTGCATCAGCCTTTTCACTCGACAACTTTAGCTCTTTGAGTTGACGGCTGGTTTCAAGCTCCGAGTCCGACACAACACCATCGCCATCAGTATCATATTCGGCGTATTCAGAGCCTTCCTGTAACTTCTTTGCTGCCATCAGTCGTATGTCTTTGTGTTTTGGTTTATGCGCTTGGGTATGCAGTACGCGCTAATATTGGTTTGTCGCTGTACTCTGCGGTCTTTGACCAAATCTACCTTGCCAGACTCAACCCATTGTGCAAACTGATTGCACCGCTGGATGTTGCGGAAATAGAACTGATCGGCAATCGGCTCGCCCTCAACAAGCACTACTAGCAGAAACGCCATTATCATCCGTACACCCTTAAAATAATTGTGAAACCCATTGCGACTATGGCCCCGCCAAGGATCAACGTCGTAGCCCCTACAAGTATCTGGTTAATCAAATGTCGTCGGGCTTTGGCCTTTTGAGCAATCATCTTCAAGTGCGCTTGTCTATCAAGCTCTTGTTGCTTTTTTGCGGCCTTGAAGTCATCGAGGAGCTTGGGATCTGCCACCAATAAGAGATCGTGGACGCTCTGCCAATGCCGGTCATATTGCCTTTTTAGCATTTGCAGCTTCAAGATTTCATTCTGAGTGAGCGGCTTGAACGTGCTTTGACGCCGCCTAGCCTCGAACTCAGTGATGCCCTCTCCAAAGTCGGAGATCATCCCCATCACCTGATGAAC